CCTGGGTCAGTTAATAAAGTACCATCGCCAGTAGCTGTTGCAGTAAATGGTACATATCTGTTTGTATTTGTACCATCTGCACTTAAAGCAATGTTATCTGCATTTGTAGCATCTACAGCATTTGTAGCATTTGCTACAGTTCCATCAACATTAGCTCCAGCTACATAAGAGGCTGTTACTGCATGTGAAGCAGAAATAACAGGTTTAGCTGCGTTACCTATATCAATAAAGCTAAATCCACCTGCACTTGTAGAGAATGTTAACTGACCATTACCAAAGAAATTATAAATACCTGAGTCAAAATAAGGCGCACCCCATTTTAATGCTCCATTATTAACAGGGTTATTATCAACCATTAATGGTGTTCCAGCTGAACCTGTTGAATTACCACCGTCATATATCTTAACTCTACCATTTGCTTCTCTTGCAATAATGTTTTTATATGCTGAACCACTATAGAATTGTAAAGCAGCATAATCATCAGTCATTTGAAGACCAACACCTAAATCAGTAGTTGTATTAGCAAATGTTATACTACCTGTTTCAGTTAAATTTTCGTGTTTGTAAAATGCTGTTCTTGAACCATTATCTGTGATTTTAAAATCTCCAGATGCAAAGTTATTTTTAGTAAATAAGTATTGGTTACCTGCGTTAAATACAGTATCACCACCATTTACAACATCAATTTTTAAATTTCTATTTGATTCAATTAAACCAACATTTGAACCACTAAATTTAATTTTTGGTCCTACTGAGAATGAACTGTTTTGTTCATCTAAAATAATTAATTCTGGACCTGATGAAGCACTATTTCTAAATGTAATATTATCTGAATGTACACTAAAATTAGATCCACTTTGAATTAATGAAGCAGATAAAATTAAATCAATTGATGCTGAATTACCTTCTGTTAATACATCTTGTAAATTAGGAGGTGTTGTTACAAATGAACCTGTAGATACTGCTACTGGTACCCCATCAGCATTACCTACCCAAGCAAATCCTTCTGCTATGTTAGGTAAATCATTTGATCTACCTGAACCCTGTAGAATAACTTCTCCATCTGAAGCATTTATCTTTGCTGCTGTTCCTATATTTTGTATTAAAGAAGAACCAGTTGGTTTTGTTGCTGTAAGTAATCCACCATTGGCTACATATACTGGTTGTCCTGCTACAAGATTTGATGTATCAATACCTATTAATCTACCATTTATAATAGCTGTTCCACTTGCATTGTTAGAAATCTCTTGACTTAATACTGCCACTGCTGGCATATTAGAAGGTTGATCTGCTGAAGCTGTTACTACTTCTATATTTTCTCCTGTTACCCCTACTGGATGAACTGCTGTTCCTATGGCTAAAGTTCCTCCAGAAACATTCTTTACAGTTATTACTAAATCATTTGCCTCATCTGCGTTTTGAGCAAATGTTGCATAAGATGAACTTATAGCATTATCTGCATTTAAAGCATGAGATGATGAAATCGCATTATCAGCGTTTAAAGCATGAGATGCTGATGTTGCACTATCTGCTTGAATAGCATGTGAAGCTGAAGTAGCTGTAGATGCTGAATCTGCTGAATCTGCATGTGAAGCACTTAATGCATAAGATGAGCTTACTACACTAGTAGCATTTTCAGCGAATGATGCTGTTATTGCATGTGAAGCAGAAATAGGTACAAATACACTACCTGTTCCGTCTGCTAAAATATTCCCTTCAGCACTAGCACTTACAGTAACTAGTTGTTGAAAAGAAGAGGAGATATATAAAGGTCCTAAATTAGTTGCCATATTTAAATATTTTCATTTTTGCCTGGTTGAGGGGGTGGATAAGAAGGATATGCACTATCTACAATAGGCAATCCTGCTTGTCTCGCTAAATTAAGATATATTGATCTTACATTTCTAGAGAATACCATAGGGGCTCTATATTGAGAACCATAATCAGGAACAAACTGATATAATTCAGTATTTTGTCCTAATTCAGGGAATTCATTTGAATTTTGTGAAATGTAACGAGACAACATATCACAATAAAATTGTTTTTTATTTTCTATTGATTGTCTTTTAACATCATATATTTGCTTATCTACACTATTACTATTTTCACCTCCATTTGGTGTTAATAAACCATTATTTCTTGTGCGTATAAACGTATTTTCCGTTATATTATACAGTGAAGCATATAGTAATGCAGGTTGTACATAATCATCAACTAGCGATTGATATGAACCAGATAAACTAGAATTATCAATTTTGGTTGTTAATGTGTTGTATAAAATAGTTCCAATAATAGGTTGGATTACTATATCTTGTGCTTCACGAATTGCATTAGTAATTAACTTATCATCTAATGATTCATTAATATCACTAAATCCTCTTACTTTTGCTTCTGATATAAATAAAGTTGTTTGCATATTATTCTGTTAATATTGGGTTTCCACCTATAATTGGGCTTTTTACCTCAATTTTTTCTTCTAATTGTTTTTCATCTGCAACATCTGTATCTTGTGAAGTAACTATTTCTTCTTCATCTGATTGTTCAAAATCATATAATGGGTTTTTCTGAACAACACCTAATGTTATATCACCATAGTTAAATTCAAGTAATCCTTCAAATACACCTAGTATACTTTGTTGATAAGGCAATACTACAGTATTTAAGAATAATCTATATGCGGTTTCAATTTCTTCTGCATTGTTACCTAAACCAACATTTGATTTAATACCTAATAACATTGGTGAGGTAATTCTATGTGCTGTTAATATCTTTTGAGATACAGTATCATTTAACACTGTGTAGTAATCATCAGCTCCGTTTTGAGGAATAGGAGTAATATCAGGTTTTAAAGTTGGATCTGCAACATCCATGTACATCATTTGACCTGCATTTGATGAACCTTGATATTGTAATCTTAGCATATTTTCAATAGCCATTCTTTCTTCATCATTAGCATTTGTAAATGTTGTAATTGCTAAAGATGGTGCTAATCCATTTTTAATATTTGATACGTGGAAATTATCTACTTCTTGATCTAAATCAATTACTCTAGTTCCACCTATATAGTCAGGTAATGGATAATATTCTTGTCCTGGTCTGTAAGGTTTATGATATAATAATTGTTTAGGTTCTTCTTCTCGTTTTAATGGATTATAAGGAGGTAAATGTGGAATATGTTTTGTACCTGTAATATCATAATCCCATACTGGTTTCCAATCTGTATTTATATAATATCCTGGAATATTGTTTCTATGATCTTTCTCCATTGCACGAACATAAGAAAAATCAACATGATATACTTCTGCTATTTTAGTTCTATCTTTAGAATAAATAATTTCTAAGGCAAAACCACCAAATAATTTATAATCTAAAGCAACTTTATTGTATATGTCGTTCCAAGATTCTCCTTCTCTGTTTGCGTGATCTAATATATCCTCATCATCTGTAATTAAACCATCACCTGAAACTGCCTGCACAATTGCATTAACGCATGAGGCATGAATTGAAGAATGATTATATAAATCAATTAAGTAATTTGGATACTGATTATCAGCTCCAAATTTAATATATTTTTTATGATCGGTATTCTTTTTACCATCATACTTGTGCATTGAAACTTTTTCTTCACCTTTCTTAACAGCAAAGTCTTCTCGTTTAATACTTTTAAATTGAAATTTATTACCTTCCATTAGTTTTGATAAGCGTTAAAAGTAGCATTCTCATTCGATGATACATAGTCAGTAAATGAAGGATCATTAGATCCACTAACCCATATTCTTTCATCAGCAATATCTATATAAGATGAAGTTGTTGGTCTGTATTGATCTATGTCTTGCCATGTAAAATTAGTTTCTTCCCAAATTAAATCTGTTCTATTCCAAATAGCTAAACTAAATGATTGGGATACAATTGTTAAATCTCCAAAATATTGTCCTGAAGCAGTGGGGAAATCACTTTGTGAAAATGAACATAATAACCACCCACCATACTGTGTTGTAGTATCAGATGTAATACTACCAGTAATACTAAATGTTTCTTGAGTATATGAAGATGTTAAATTAATAGCAGGGACAATATTTTGTCCTGGTGCTGCATTTAAATCTTTTACATTGTAATCGGTCCAAAAAGCAACTGTCTGTACACCTGAACCTGAATAATTAAGTCTAACCACGAGAATCTACAATATATTGTGTGGTAATAAATATAAAAAAAGGGCACCCTAAGGTGCCCTAATTTATCTTAAACTAATATACTAACTTACGAAATAGTAATTCCGTCTAATGCGCTAGAGAAAGTTGTAGAACTTCCTGTAACCTCACTAGCTGGGAATGGTTCATCCCCTTGGAAAGTTAATGTATATTGGTTTGCATCTCCGAAAGCTGTTCCTGTTTGTCCAGTACCTCCTGATAATGTCATTCCGTTGTCTTGGCCTACATACCACCATTTCCCGACACCATCTTCAGCACCAACGTTTGCTTCTACCACTATTTTCAAGTCTGGGTTCTGTGCTAGAACTTTAACTTGGTTTCTTAGTGATGATTGCATCTTTTGGAACGGAGCGTTTACTACTTGTTGGTAGAAAACAGTCCCGTTTTCAATGCTCGAGTTAATAGTTTCTGTAAAATCACCTGTACCTTTAGTTAGTTCAAATTTATAAAATACACCTGAACCTGAAATACCTGTGATTAAACCATTAGTTGAGCCGGCAACTGAACTAACTGAACCACTTAAAATGTAGATGTTTTTGATCCCACCTAGGTTGTCTCTACAACCTAATGAAAATCCTGAAGTAATATCACATGCCATAATTTCTGTGTTTTAGTTAGTTATACAAACAAGTTACGCTTGATCGTTAGATACGTAATATTCTGGGTGCCCAATTTGAGTACCTAGTTTATTTCTTAATCTATATTTGATCGCATCAGAGTTAATATCATACCATAGTTGGTAATTACTAGTATCTGAAACTAAATCAGTTCCAACAAACATATCGCTTGCAGGGCCTAATATTACTCTTTCAGATCCTCTAAGACCCCATCCACCGATAATGTCGATGTTTGGATATCCTGGAAGTGGTACTTGATAGTAACCTCCTCTTCTTTCTACAGTTGTAGGATCGAAGTGGAATAAGTTCTGAGTTGTTAATCCATTGATGATTCTTTGGAATACTGGGATACCAACAAAGAAAGTTAAATCAGCAGCGTCAGCTACGTTGTTATCAACAGATTCGATCATTTTAGTTAACTGATCGTAAGCAGTTGAAGCAGTGATTACAGTAGCACCGATTCCAGTAGCTACGTTTACACCTGCAGTTGATCCTGAGATTAATTTCTTGAATCCATCAGCTTCAGCAGTTACAGTAGAATTTGCAAATACAGATCCTGATACTGCGTTCCAGATGAAATCATCATTGTCTTGTTGCGCTTTAGCAACAAGTTCTTTAGTTAAGTCATTCAATAAACTGAATGTTTCTTCGTAAGAACCTTCTGGTAAACTAGAGATACCTAAGTATTTCTGAGTTAACAATTGTAGGTTCCATGCGTCATAAGCTGTTCTCTTAGTAACAGTAATGTTTCTTTGTGAGAATACCGCAGATCCCGAAGCAGTAGTAACTGCATCACCTCCTTGGAAGTAAGGGTCAACAGAAATTAAGTTCAATGGTTCTTGGTACTTGATTCCCTCTTGAATTGAAACATACTCAGCTGTGTTACCTTTGTAGACTGTGTCTAAAAGCACTTTTCCAGCAACTTCGTTGTTAAAGTCGTTAAGTGCGCTAACATTTAATGCCATAGTTTCTAAATTTTATTTATTTGTTTTTACTTAATTTCGCTAACATCTTGTTATATCTGCTAGCATTCTTGAATTCAAAATCCTCACTTGAGAATTTTACGTTTGGAAGTGTTTTACTTTCTGCTGGTTCGTTAGAGAATGCCGATAATTTTTCTTCGATGACTTCCATCTTTTCTTCATGCTCGGCCATTTTTTTCTTTAACTCTTCAACTTTAGCTTCAACTACTTCACCTATTACTTTAATCACCTCTTCCATAGAGATGTCTTCTCGTTTTTCTTCTTCTAATTCTTCTTCTTTCGCTTCTTCTTCTAAATCCTCTTTTTTCTCAAAAGCACCTTCTTCAGCACCTTCGCCTTTTTTAATTTCGGCTACTGGTTGCTCTTCAACAGCTAAGTCGGCTTCGCCTTCTCCAGCTGCATCAGGATACTTTAATCCTACGATTTTTGAGTCTTTATCTAAGATAAATTGAATACCAGAGTCAGAAACATGTTCTCCCTCAGGTGCAGGTACGAAATTACCTTCTTCATCTTTGATATAAAGGATTTGT